TAACGTTGGGTTTTTCTGCTCATTATTAGCTCCTTCTGATGCCATTCTATTTCAGGAAGGAGTGTCCGTTAAACTCAGGCTACCTCAATTTGCGCTGGGAAGTGGTGCGCAAGTTGCGTCTAGTGGCGATATTTATGGTTCAGTGTGGGAAAACAACTGGTTAAGCACATGGCTGCATAATCATGTCGTTCGGGATATTCGTCTTGGCAGCATTGAATATAAAAACGTATGGCGCGACTACGGCTTTGGCGATGCGTCAGGTTATGTTTTAACAGCCGCAATTAACAGCAATGCGGATGATATTGTCGACACTGTTGCCAGAAGGCCAATTCAGAAATTGATTGGGGGAATATGGTACAACGTGGGGAGTGTTTAAGATGATGCACCTGAAAAATATTAAGGCCGGGAATCCGAAAACACCGGAACAATACCAGCTAACTAAAAAAGCGGGCGTGGTATGGCTCTTTTGCGAAGATGGCAAAAACTGGTATGAGGAACAAAAGAATTTTCAGCCAGACACCATAAAAATTGCTTACGATGAGAACAACATCATCGTTGCTGTCAGTAAAGACGTTTCAACTATTAATCCTGAAGGGCTAAGCATAGTTGAAGTTCCTGATATTACGGCAAATCGTCACGCAGACAATAACGGAAAATGGATGTTTCTGGATGGTAAAGTAGTAAAGAGGGAATATACAGAACAGGAACTGCAACAACAGGCCGAATCACAAAAGGCCGCATTGCTTTCCGAAGCTGAATCAGTCATCCAGCCGCTGGAACGAGCTGTCAGGCTGAATATGGCAACAGACGAGGAACGCACACGACTGGAAGCATGGGAACGCTACAGTGTTCTGGTCAGCCGTGTGGATACGGCAAATCCTGAATGGCCACAAAAGCCTGAATAAAAATTAAGGCCCGATAGCGGGCCTTCTCTCATTCTGGTTGTTCGGGAAACGTTACTGGCAGGCTGGAGGTGTCTGTGGATTCAACCTTCTGCGCATAGAGCATCCACTCGGTTAATTTTTGTTTATTCTCATCGGAAATGATGCCCAGCTGTAGCTGAGAGTCCCACAGCTGGGTTTTATCCCTGACGAGCTGCAGCAGGCTCTGCTTTTCATTTTCCGCTTGTTGCCTTTGCTCTTCCTCGGTATAAGTTCGCTTTATCACCGCACCATCTTTGAACATCCAGTTGCCCGAAATATCAGCCCGGCGATTTGCTGTAATATCAGGCAACTCAACGACACTTAAACCTTCTGGATTAATTGCTGATACATCCTTGTCTATAGCAATAATTATTCCCTCAACTGTGTAAGCCAGTTTTATTGTATCCTCCTGAAAGTTTTTTAATTCCTCATGCCAATTTTTTCCATCTTCGGACCATAACCAGATAACATCAAAATTCTTTGTTAGCTGGTATTGTTCAACGGTTTTTGGATTACCTGCGACAATGTTTTTTAAATGCTGCATGATTATACCTGCGATACGTTATACCATGTTCCGTTAATTAACTTTTGTATTGGTCTGAATACTGCCGGATCATCACCATCGACTTCACCGATAATACCAAGCCCCGTGATTACATGGCCTGATTTTTCATACATCACGCCTTTCTTCATGGTCTAAACAACTCGTGTGCCAAGTCTGACATCTCTCACATAGCGGGAATCAAAGTTACCGTAATCCGAGGGATTAACACGTCCCGTAATATTTATGGTTTTATTACTTTGAATGCTTCCGGAGACAAAGCGCATAACATGGACGTTATTAGCATAAACATCCAGATTACCATCGCCTTTTTGTTTAAAGCCCGTGTCATTATCACCCAATACAATCGAATTACCGCCAAGAGCACTGGATGTTCCGATACCCAGTGCACCATTCAGTTGACCACCAGATAACGGCAGTGCACCAACATCTCCTGCTGAAGGTTTTCTGGTGGTGTAAAATTCGGACCAGTCGGCTTCAAAACCATAACCATCACGGGCTGAACGATAAAAAATACCGCCATTTTTATAATTAATCCGAAACTGAGCTGCAGGACAACTTCCTTCTCCCATATAAAAATGAATAATTAACGTTGATGCACCACTAATAGTTGCGTTATAGGCTCCGCTACTCCAGTTCCATCCAACTGCTTTATCATTCGCAACGGTGCTTCCTGTTTTCCCTAAGGCAAACGCACCAACATGACTTGCTTTTAATGTGATATCGGAGGAACCATCAAAAGCCACATTGCTTATTTTCCTGGCAGTTTTTAATTTTGCAGCTGTAGAAGCATTGCCGGATAGTTCACCAGAAAGGCCACCGCTGAATGTTTGTCGATTAGTCCAGGTATTCGCTGTACTGAGTAACGGTATTTTCTCCCCGCTTGTGCCGAGTTCTCGTAAACCGAGGTTTTAGATAATGGCGGTTTCTGGCCTGCATGGCATGATTTGTGCTTTTGGACGGGAGATTCAGCGTGCTGATTGGCTATGTAAGGGTATCAACAAATGACCAGAATACAGACCTGCAACGAAACGCTCTTGTTTGTGCAGGATATGAACAAATATTTGAAGATAAATTAAGCGGAACAAGGACAGGCCGACCTGGATTAAAACGTGCTTTAAAGCGCCTTCAAAAAGGTGACGCACTGGTTGTCTGAAAACTGGACTGACTGGGGCACTGTATGCGGCATCTTGTCGTGCTGGTGGTGGAAGCCTAGAAAAAGTATCGGGTGTTGCTGAACCGTGTTGATACATCAACTGCACCTGATATTGAGTGGCCTACGAACCCTGTCAGGGAGTAATCATTGGGATTATGCCGCAGCACGTCTTAAGCAAGAACGTGCTGCGGTTGGATGCTATTTTTTCCCTGAAGCGGAAAACATTACTACAGTACCTTGAACCTTGGTTTTAACATTCTCGAAATGCTCTGAGAGTATATGTGTTAAGCCTTCTTCGGAATCTTTTGTGTTTGAAAAGATGCCTTTCTGATTGTAAATGCGCATCAGTTTTTGACCGAAGCTATTGTGCACAACTCCATCGCCAAGAATTGTGGCTCCGTATAGAGTTCCATCATCAGTTAAGGCCTGCGCCGCATTGCGTATTACACAGCTTTTTGTAGATATATTTCCAGGCAGGCAGTGAAGAAGGTAAAACATGGAAATGGAATCAAATTGACCATGTAACGCCGCGGGATAAGGTTCAAAAACATCATGGCTAATTTTATGTTTAATTTTTGATTCCCCAGCCCTTGTAGATGCCGCGTTCAGGCTAGCTTCGTTCAAATCCATTAAAGATATCAGACTACTCTCAGGTACGTGAGTAAGGTAAAACCCAGTTCCAACACCAATATCCAGATGGTTGTTACCTAAATGTTCCAGAAAGTGTGGAAGAAGGTGTTCCTTTGTAGGACATCCCCATGCAAGCCGATTTGATACTCCCAAAACCCACCAGTCATAAAGCTTTAGGGTAAGTGGTGTGTAAATTTTAGCCCCATCATCTGTGTTTTTTTTCATTAATTTCACCATATTATAGTTTTATTTGTGAATTAAATCAATTATGGCGATGAATTACAAGGGGTTAAATGCTGCCGCAGCATAGCGATATTGAAATAGCCTGGTATGCTTCGATACAGCAGGAGCCGAATGGCTGGAAGACCGTCACCACACAGTTCTACATCCAGGAATTCAGTGAGCATATTGCGCCACTTCAGGATGCTGTAGATCTGGAGATCGCAACGGAGGAAGAAAACTCGTTGCTGGAAGCCTGGAAGAAGTATCGGGTGTTGCTGAACCGTGTTGATACATCACTATATCCAGATATCGAGTGGCCAAGTCAACCATAAATCAATATCCCCTGCAATGCAGGGGATAGTTCTTAATTATCAGTAGATTGTTCCTCTAGTAACAACTCAATTCTGCTTAGTATTTCTTTAGATATTTTGCGGCTATCAATTTTTATAGTTACAAAATTACCTTTATATCTAGCCGTGATCCCTTCCCCATATTTTTTCTCGTCTTTTGTTTTTTCCTCGTCGCCAACCAGAACAGAGTCAGATAATATTTGTATAATCCGTGAAGCTTCTAAATCCTCGCCGTTTTTTTTAATTGCCAGAAGATGATGAGCAGCATTGCTCATGGCAGCCATGTTTTTTTTGTAAACCTTAAACAAAGAATCTCCAGCACGAGCTGACAGTTCTCCTGGATGATTGAAGATAGCTAATATATCTTTTGGTAGACCAGCTGTATTAATACAGCGCGTGATAATATTTCTATCTATATTTTCAGCCTCGGCTAATGCTTTAACGTTACCATCAAAGTCATTTAGCTTGCGTAAGTATCTCTTTCCTCTTTCGTATGCACTAATAGGCCTATAATCGTTACCAATTTGGGATAACCAATGCATCTGTTCATCGTCGAGATCACCAATTAAGACGCGATAGTCACATCCTGTTAATATCGCTGCTTTTCTTCTACGTGAGCCGTCAGCGACTTCAACGATTCCAGATACTTTTCTGGCGAAAGCTGGATTTTGTTGTCCAGACGTTAGAAAAGATGGGATTAAATCGGCTAGAGAGGATTCATTTAATAAATCTTGATCGCGTTCATTACCTAGCCATACCATTGTTGCCATTTCAACTTTATCTGCGGGAATTGTCTCTAACTTAAAGTTAACATTACGTCCGCATACTGGCAAAGTTATGCTGTTACCGGTTAATGAACTCAGTTGACGTTTTAAATCACCAACCATAGGTGATACGGGCTGATGTTCAGGGGCATGATGATTATTACTCATAATGCGATTAATATCTGGAGCATTTTTTAGAAGAGAGCGCTGTTTCATTATTCGTTCTCCCAGCGAGGTTTTATTAGATCATCAAAAATTTCTCGGCAAACAGGGTCCCATATAGAAACAGCATTTCTCCATGCATTCAATGTTGAACGTTGGTTTGCTGCTTGTTCAAATACTGTTCTCATTTTTATCTGGCCTTTACCTACTTCATCGGTAACGCGTACAACCTGACGTAATACCATTGATCCCCATGTATTTCTTATTTGTTCTTCCATCCATCGTGATTGATTCCCTGTAGTGAGACTATATTTAGTCAGAAGTAAGCGAACGGTTGGCTCAAATCCACCTAGGTCAACGCTTTCCAATAGATCGAGAAGCATTGTGAAAAACTGTAGAACAGAAGCGTAATCAAATAATTCTGCAGGTGTAGCAACAACAATAACGTCAGCGGCACAAACAACGTTAATGGTTCCTGTACCGAGGTTCGGAGCACTATCTATAACGATAACATCGTAGTTATCCCAAACTGATTCAATAGCTGCGCGCAGCATAAGGTGTGGAGGATGAGGCAATTTACCCTGAACATGATATTGCATGAGATCTGTTTCTATACGATGTAAAGCTAGGCAGCTAGGGATAATGTCTAGCCCAGGCCAACATGTTGGCTTTATAGCATATTCAGCGTTATCGCGTTCTCCTAAGTAAAATGGCAGTAAAGTATCCTCGGCATGGATATGTAAATCAGGAACATAACCGTGATACATAGAGGCCGTGCCTTGAGGATCGTTACCTTCAACCAAAAGAACACGATGACCTTGTAATGCTAACCATTGAGCTTGATGTACCGCAGACGATGTTTTATAAACGCCGCCTTTGTGTGACATAACGGCAAGCGCAACAGGGTTTTTATCTTGTGGTCGTTGGTTTGGGTTGCCAAAAACTGCTCGCATACTGTTGATTTGATCTATGGTATAACCAGCACGACGTTCAATTCTTCCTCTCATTTCAAAGTCAGGTGCAGGTAAACGCCCGCTCTTCTCAGCATCTCTAATTGCTTGAGGAGTTACACCAATTAAATCTGCTACTTCAGTTATACCCCATCGGCGGGTGATACGCCGAGCTTCAGGACTATCATCACCGAATTGAGCGATAGCAATTGCTTGGGTCATTTCTTGACCTCTCGTAACACAATCTTGCAATAACTTTTTCAAAGACATACTGTCATCTCCAGCTTGTAACTTTGCTTAATAATTAAATCTTTGCTTATTTCTAGCAAATTTGCATGAAAAAGGCAAAGTAAAACGAAAAACGCAAAGGCGAATATTTGAGCTAAATCATCTTTTTTTCCCCTCCCGAAATGCATAAAACGAACAACAATATAATCATAACTAATTGATATTTATTACCTTTCTTAAGAAAGGAAATCATATAAAACTAGAGAAACATGATAAGAATCATCAATGAGATACGTTTTCTCTATTAGTTCTCCCAACCTTACCAACATAAGAACACAAATAAAGAACATAAAAAACAAGTAATAACACAAACACAATAAAGAACATAAATAAAGAATTAAAACAAATGTTAAATAAAACAGTACGCAAACTGAGAACATTACATCAAATGAAAACACTAATCAAGAACATAGCGAAACATAATTTCCCATTATACGCGCGTATAATGGGGTATTATGTGCTGATTTTCAGAACAAAGTCAAGGAACAATTTTTAACGTTCCGATATTGTGTTTTTGTTTACTATCCGTTATTGTGTTCTGTTAGTTTGTGGCTAAGTTAACGCGTTATTAGTTATCTTATTCTCAAATTGTGTTACGATAATCCGAGCGGATAATCAGGAGAGGAAAGATGAGCAAAGTAAAAATCGGTGAATTAATAAACTCACTTGTTAGCGATGTTGAGTCAATAGATAACTCTGACCGTCCTCAAGGGGAAAAAACAAAAAAAATAAAGGCTGTTGCATTAAAATTTAAAAATGCATTATTTAATGACAAGCGAAAGTTTAGGGGGAAAGGATTAGAAAAAAGAATTACAGCCAACACATTCAATGCCTATATGAGCAGGGCCAGAAAACGGTTTGATGATAAACTTCATCATAGCTTTGAAAAAAATATACATCGCCTATCTGAAAAGTATCCTTTATATAATGAGGAGCTATTGTCATGGCTTTCTCTACCTGCTGCCGATATTCGCCAGAGAATGTCAGCTTTACAGGCAAAATTAAAATTAATTCTCCCTTTATCAGAAGATTTATCTAATATCAGAATTGGTGATAACAAAAGTCATAATAAGTTATTAAAATTATCAAATAAATATAAAGAGTGGCAATTCGCCATTTCTGATTTAACTAGCGATAACTGGAAAGATAAGCGCGATTATTTATATAAATTACTACAGCAAGGATCTGCCTTGCTTGAGGAGTTGAATCAGCTAAAAGTTAACCATGAGATTCTCTATCATCTTCAACTAAGCCCTGCCGAACGTGCATCTATCCAGCAACGATGGGCGGACGTTCTGCACAATAAGAAACGTAACGTGGTGGTCATTGATTACCCTAAATATATGCAAGCTATTTACGATATTATAAATAGCCCTGCTACATTAAATAATCTAAACACTCGTTCAGGTATGGCTCCTTTGGCATTTGCACTTGCTGCATTGTCAGGAAGACGAATGATTGAGATTATGTATCAAGGTACATTTACTGTTTCTGGTAAGTATACCGTTGATTTTTTAGGCCAAGCTAAAAAAAGAACTTCTGATGATATAACCAGAAAAATATATACATTATGCGAAGCAAAAACATTTGTTTATTTAATAAATGTACTTCGCTCATGCCCAGCAGCATCTGATTTTGATGATGTCGTTAAAGGTTATGGAGATAACGACACACGCTCTGAAAACGGACGTATTAATGCCATATTAGCAAAGGCTTTTAACCCGTGGGTTAAATCATTTTTCAAAGATGACCGCCGTGTTTATAAAGATAGTCGTGCTATTTATGCCCGTATTGCGTATGAAATGTTTTTCCGCGTAGATCCTCGTTGGAAAAACGTAGATGAAGATGTTTTCTTTATGGAAATTTTAGGCCATGACGATGAAAACACTCAATTACACTATAAGCAATTCAAGCTGGCCAACTTCTCAAAGACATGGAGGCCAAATACTGGAAACGAAAATACCAGGCTGGAAGCATTGCAGCAGCTTGATGACGAAATGCCTGGATTCGCCAGAGGAGATGCCGGGGTTCGTCTGCATAACACAGTTAAGCAGCTGGTAGAGCAGGACCCCTCTATAAAAATCACGAACAGCACTCTAAGAGCGTTCAAATTTAGCCCAACAATGATTAGTCGATACCTGGAATTTGCTGCTGATGCTCTGGGGCAATTTGTTGGCGAAAACGGACAATGGCAACTGAAAATAGATACTCCAGAAATCGTTATGCCTGACGAAGAAGAACTGGAAGCAATACCTGAACTGGCGGATGAATTATCAGAGGATGACGATCTGGATGACGACGAAATTGAGATAGAGGAAGAGGAAGAGGAAGAGGAAGAGGAAGAGGAAGAGAGCGTAGAAGAACAGCAACCGCCTGCACCTTCTTCGCCTGTATCTAAGCCGGTATTTAAGCCAGTGAGAAATATTGGTGATGGCTCATACGTTGTCGAGTTTCATTATAATGGCCAGAATTATGCGTGGTCAGGCAGTGCAAACAGCCCCATGTCAGCAATGCAGTTAGCATGGCTGACATATTTCGGCTAAAGCATACGTTAAAGGCACCGAATTAATCGGTGCCTTGTTATGTGGCCTGCCTCGCCCACCCCCTGCAAAGGGCAGAAGTAACGGAGGAAACGCAGCTGCAACCACAGACATCACCGCCCCGACTGCGAAGCTTCCCCTCACTAAGAAGGGCATAAATTCGGGCTGGCCAACCCTATTTATTAGTGATTTCTGCTGGCTTTAACTGCGCGGATAGCTGCTCAAGTTTTTGAACTGCCAGTTCAAAATGTGCGGGTAACGCCTTTTCCAGATCAGAGTTGATATCGATGATGGGCAAATCACCACACGACATACTCCGCCTACCCCCACGAACAACATCACGCAACAACTCCCGTTCATACGTGCGCATGTTCCTCAATGCCGACTCAGCAGCCGTCAAAATCCTGCGCAGTTCTGCCGCAATTGCTGGCAAATCATCAACCGTTATGGGGTTCGGGGATGGATTACGACACGCCCGACGCAAAGCCAACCATATTCCACTGATCCAGGCATTTCGGCACCGAAAACTTTGTGCTATATCGTTAATCAGCCCTCGAAGATACGCTTTCTGCCTCCCGTTCAACGGCTCCGCTGCTCGCATTGGCTCAGGCTCGATGTAAACGTACTCTCCATTTTTGCGAATAGAGGGCAAGACTTCGTTCGTTACCCATTTGCGAAACCGCCAAGCTGTTGTGCCTTGCTTCACCGCGTCACGGCAGCGGAGGATCAGGGTGTATAGACCTGACTCTGAAATAATATTTAGCTTTTGCTCTCCGCCAGGGGTGTAACTTTAAGTTACACCCTTTTCATCCTCATCCAGAGACATTAGCGCCTTCCGGGAATTAACGAGTCTTAAAGCATCACATACATCCTTAGCCACAAACCACGGCTCACCGTTAATCATCACTACACGAACCTGATGCTCTTCCTGAAAGGAAAAGACTGCTAACGCGCTCATTCAGCCTCCTTATCGCGCAGCAAGTGCGACGAGAGAGACGCAGAATATCCCTGTGCTTCATGCGTTAACTCACACGCAATCTGCAGAAGTTTTCCAGCCTCTGAGAGGTAAATCGACGCCTCACAACTGGAGACTGTCCGATGGGCTGATGATACGAGCGCATAGACCTGAGCCAGACGTTCATCCAACGATTCCAGCAGGCCAACAGTGTTCATTTTTACCTGATTCATGCAGCCACCTCGCGCACCGGAATACGGGCAGACAATACCAGGACAAACCGGCTGGCGAACTGGCGACGAGCTTCCCGTTCAGATGACGCGATGGTGGAAAGATGATGGATGTGTGACTTTTTGTCTGTGCGAACGACTGCCGCAAATTTGAATTTGAACATGGTATGCACTCCGTTTAATTGGTCGTGCTACCACCAGAGTTCTCACGCTCTTGAATGGTGGTAGCCCAAGCGGGGGTGAGAATACCGGCAAACGAAGAAACCGGCCTGACCGAAGTCAGCCCCGCCTGAGCCACCATAAATCGGATATGCGCAGGTATATACACACAAAAAAACACGCTGGCGCGTGTTGTGCGCTTCGTTTATCCGGGTTCTCACGCCCGGCTGCGGAATTTGCCGCAGCGGAGTAACTTTACCGTCAAAACGACGCACACGTCAATAATTTGCAAAGACATTTTACCCCGTGACCAGTCACGGGGACAGGTGTTTTTATAGTTTGCTTGAACGAGTGATCAGAAGTTGATCGTTAATCAAAGGCCATTACGGATTAAGAGAGTGGAAATACCTAACTAACTTACCGGCATCATCACATTTTTCTTTATCTTCTTCCTTAACATAGCCGCGACAGAAGGCTGAATAAAATTTCGCATTTTCAGAAGCAAAAGCAGCCGTCGAAAGGAGCAGTTCTTTGCATGATTCTTTTGATGCAGCATCGGGATTATTTTTACATGCAAGCTCCGCTGATGAGTTAATAACAGAAATGCTATCTTCCTGGGCATAAACCGCAGCAGAAAAGGCAAAACATAAAACCAAAATAAAACTCTTCACTTTATCTCCTGTAACAGTTATCACAACTCAATCAACTTTTTTAGCATCAGCCATTCTGCTGACGTTAACAACATACGGATCATACCCTTCAATCAAAACGAGGCACTCTTGCACCATTCCCATGCATCTATCCTCTAAACTGCACAAAACTCATCGCTGGCATGTCGTGGGCCTATAAAAGCCTTCAGCAACTTAATCTCATGACCGGACAGCAAATCCATAAACTCAGTCATATAAAGGGCTGCAAACGTGTATGCGATGCTGTCAACTGACCACCCCCTGATAGATTCCAGCTCAGCTGATGGCAGAGCACTCATCGCCCAGGACTCAGGAACAGCCACCGGCAATACGGCTAAAGCCTGTGATATAGCTGAACGAGGAGGATCCTGTTCCTCCGTGTTTGTGGATCGCGTTTCACCATTCATATATATATTTAATGACAAATCGCGATCCACTTCGGTCGTTGATTTTTCCGCCTTGCGAGCTTTCAACGTCATACCGTCCTCCTGACGTTGCGCAAGAATATCAAGCATAAATGCTACAGACTCAGGCTCAACAAAACGCAATGTCGGGCGCTTATCGCCATCTCTGCCGCGACGTTTTCCTGTTTTTAGGCCGAGAGAGTCGCAGATGTTTTTAAACAGTGCTTCCGGCACTTTAGGCTTCCCTTTTGGTGTCATAAAACCACCAATGCGCAGAACGTTATTCAACAGATCACGGCGTTCTGCTGTCATGAGATTATCTCGAGCGAACTTAAGGCGTTCCTGCGTCGCTTCGCCGGTCATAGTTTCAGGGTCGATACCGCAGTCGATAAAGTACTGCCTGAGAGTTGCTGATTTAAGCGCATAGAATCCGCGCATGCCGACCTCAACAGCTGGGGTGGCTTTTACCTTGTAGTCGATTATTCCCGGAAATTTCGCTTTGAATACATCATCAGCCTGCTCGCGTGTCATCGCGGTCACCACAAAATATTGCCACTGTCCGGTCTGGCGGTATGCGTATGTAAAATTGATAGCCGCTTCTTCACGGTCATAACGACGGGCTGTGACTTCATCAAGCAGCATCGTTTCATAACGGCGAATTTTGTCTCGAGCGCCATCGAAGTAGAATTTCAGTGAGCCTTCTTCAACCGGTAATTTCAGTTCGTTCTCAATATCCCAGCGGACCAGTTTTGCCTGTTCTTCAAGCGTTAGCGCACGTTTTTTTAGTAGTTCTTCACGCTCTGATTCTTCTGGTGTCTCTGTATTGAGGTGCAGATCCAGCGTCTGTTCCCACACAATATCCCGCGCTTCTTTGCGCAGCTCTTTACCAAAATCATTTGCGGCATAATCGGTAGCTAATGGCGATACCTTATAACCGTCGCTGTGCATGATGCAGATCATGTTGCTGGCGTAGTCGTTACGCGCAGACGCTTCAATTGCGGCAGCTTTAATTTTCATCCTGGTAAAGTCGGTATTGGCCACCCCCATTGATATACGGTCGCCATCGAAAACGACATCCGTCAGTTCACCGTTCATGCCTGCGGTAGCAAGTAATGCCTGGGCGAATGCACGTTCTATTTTTTGCGGATCAGTCTCGCGTTTTGCACGAGCTTTATCAAAGCCGATAATAAATTCTTTTGCTGTACGGTCGCGGCGTAGCATTTGCACTGCGTCGCTGGGCACAACTTCACCGCAGAACATGCCGAAATGACGGTCAAAATGTTTTTTCTCAAATGACACCCCGGAGGAAATCGACGGGCTGTAGATCAGTCCATCGTATTTCATCACCATTACTTTTGGCTGGTTGGTAAAGGCATCGACTTCTTCATCCTGTTTGCTTTTCTGGTTTACGCACAGAAATTTCTTACCAGGAAAATGCATTCTCAGGGTGGCTGTCACATCTTCTGCAAAGGTGGAGCTGTCGGTGGCCAACATGATTTTTTCGCCATCCGATACAGCTTTCACCACCTCGGTCATGATGCGATCTTTTTCTGTATAAAAAACCCGGATTGGCTCACCTGTTTCGCGGTTGCGAACATCAACAGGTAATTCAATTACGTGGATCTGCAGCCATGCCGGTAAACCTAGATCTTCACGGCGTTTCATAGCCAGTTCAGCCAAGTCAACCAGTAGATCGTTCGCATCAGCATCCACCATGATTGGGTGTTGTTCCGTTCTGGCCAGCGCGTCAATTAGCGTATTGAATACAGCAACCGGGTTTTCCATAGCCCGACCGGAAAGAACGGCACGTAGCCCTTGCGTGGCCTCGTCAAAGCCAAAATAGTCGTGCTGGCGCATCAACGGTTGCCAGCAGTTTTTAACAATCGAGTTTATGCAGATGGTCAGTTTACTGGCGTATGGAGCCATTTCCTGATAGCCAGGGTCCTGATAGTGCAGGATATCGGCTTTTACACCTTTTCCTTCTGTCATCATTTCCCACAGGCCACCAATAAGGGAGACACGGTGAGCAACAGAGATACCACGTTCTGAGCTATGCATTAACGGTCGTAACAATCCAGTAGATTTGCCGGAACCCATACCAGCACGGACGATGACTATCCCCTGTAGTGATTGCACGTACTTCAGGACATCATCGGTCATTACCGAAGTTTCAAAACGCTTATAGGTGATATGTTGAGGGCGTTTATTGGGATCAGTTATGCTTTCGCTGAAAGAGCGCGGAGCCTGGGCAATACGGCACTTTTTATTCAGGCGACGGGCAATGTGGTCTTTTACCGTAGCGCGATAGATATTTTCCAGTCCCATTTCACGCAGAACGATGCAGAACATGTTAAATAAATCTGACGGACTGTTAGGAACCGGGCAGGTTAGCATGCCAATATCCACCGCTCTCAGCAGCTCTTTGGCAAAAGTACGACGGTTATCCCGCTTAATTGTCTTCAGGCGGTTGAGCGTCAGAGATAGCAAATCAGTACCGGTTTTCAGGCGGTTTGCTGTTGCAAATAGTTGACGTGCTGTTTCACGAAGTCCACGTAGTTTGTGCAGGTCGTTGAAGTCACTGCACTCCATTTGCGGATCGTCTTCAAAAGTTGGATAGACGCAGCGGACATCGTTGAATTTCGATAAGATTTCATAGCCAGTCCGCAGGCCGGTATTCCCTTTTCCTTCTGTGGCAGATTTCCGGTCATTATCCAGTGCGCAGGTGATTTTTGCCGCCGGGTACATGTTTACCAGTTGTTCCACAACATGAACCATGTTGTTAGCGGATACAGCGACAACCACAGCGTCAAAGCGTTTATCTTTTTTCGTGGCAAGCCAGATGGATGCACCAGTAGCAAAACCTTCTGTAACAGCGATGTTTTGCGCCCCTTTCAGCTCACCGATAACAAAGCAGGCACCGACGAAATCGCCGCTGGTTACTGCGCTGGTCTGGTATTTCCCACCTTGTTTGTCGATTCGCTGCCAACCCACAATACGACCATCGTAACGACCGTCCAGGTGAGCCAGAGGGATAGCCATATATGTGGTTGGTCCCCGACTCCATTTCGCACTGTCGTGACTGGTCACGCGACGCACATCACATGAACTAAAAACGTCACGAATACCTTTTTTAATCGCATATGGCCATGAGCCGTCTTCAGCCGGAGCATGTTCCCACGCGCTGTGGAATGCCAGCCATCCCAGCAAACGTTCATGGTCCATTTGGTTGTTTTTCAGGTCATTAATTCGTTTTTGTTCTTCACGGCGACGACGTGCTTCGGCCTGACGTTCTATTCTTTCCCGTTCTTCTTCCGGTTGTGCGACCACGGTCGCATTATTCCGTTGTTGCTCACGGCGATATTCAGAAAACAGGAAGGAGAAACCGCTCCATGAGCCAGCATCGCTGCCTTTATGGACGAAGTTAATGAACGGGTAATCAATCCCTTTGCTGTGTTCCAGCCGGGAGTAAATTTCTACGCGTCCTTTCAGGCTCTTTTCGAGAGCTTCTGGAGATGTTTTATTGTATGAAGAGTAACGCTCAACCCCCCCGCGAGGGTTGAGTTGGATGTTGTCGGAACAGGCAGGCCAGTTGATACCAGCCATCTGTGCCAGCTCGGTTAGTTCATCCCGTGCTGCTTCAATTAGCGAGAACGGATCGCTGCCAAAGCGATCCGCATAGAAATCGTTTAATGTCATTTTTTAGCCATTCCATGCGAATTATGTTTTTTCGGGTTGAAAAAATCCGCAGGAGCAGCCACAATAAACACATCTTGAATTGACGGAATCCGTCGCGTTGTTGTGGCTGCTTCCTGAAAAGGACCCGAGTTTGCCGACTCGGGTTTTTTTTCGTCTTTTTTCTGCTGCTGTAACCTGAGTCAACCCACAGAACATATGCCCTGCATTAAACCAGATTTACAGCAAACAATAAACCCCGTATTAAGTCATCTACCCTCAACCATGAATGATTTGATCGTTCCGACTATTTGGTGAACAAATTCAAGATCGCTTTTCCTGAAGATGGCGCGTTGTGAGTTTGTTCCATCCAGATAGTAATTTTCATCATCAAAACGGGCCAGGCGCTGGATAGTGATATTTCCTGCAGTATCACGAACCAGAACATCCTCGCCGGGGACCAGTTCCAGCGCAGAATCGACCAGGAGAAAATCGCCTGGCTGATAGTTTCCCTGCGTAAGATTGCTGATAGTTAACGCATACACAGTATTGCGCTGGCTGATGAATGGCAGGAATCGCTCAGTATTTGGAACCTGTCCCGGCTTCCACTCTTCATCCGGCCCACTTTCAGTTGTGCCAATAACAGGAATGCGGTCAGGGTCATATTCTGTCCCATATAGCACCCAATGCACTGGCTTGCGTAAGCACTTAGCCAGGGCAATACCTATCTCCAGTGACGGCATTACGTCGCCACGTTCTAAGTTTTGGACGCCTGCTATAGAGATATCGACAGCCTCAGCAACTTCTCGCAACGTCAGCTTCATCTCTAAACGGCGTGCTTTCAGTCGTTCGCCTCGTGTTTTCATACTGTAATCATAAATGATCTTCTTATAGCTGGCTATAAAATTTATTTATTATAGCTGGCTTTAATTGTTGTTTATTGTTTATAATAACAACATGAAACCAGAAGAACTTATTCGCCACTTTGGCAGTGTAGAAAAAGCAGCGGCAGGGGTAGGTGTAACACCCGGAGCTGTTTACCAATGGTTAACCGCTGGAGAGATTCCTTCATTGCGGCAAAGCGATATTGAAGTTCGTACTGCTTATAAGCTGAAGAGTGACTTTACAACTCGGCGGGTAAAGCAGTCGATTAAGGAGAGTCGTAAGCGTGGAGCTTGAGTATATACGCAGCTGCGTCTCTACGGCATTGGCTGATGTTCATTATCGCCAGCGTGGCATTCTGGAGGTCCAGCTTGAGCAGATGCGTCTCGGTAGGTCAGGACGGTTTAACAATAAACCAGTCCGGTCAATCAGTGTGGGGGATGATAACTCATACGAAGTGTCCGTTCCTGCTGAGCCGGTTAGATTCCACCAGGGGAAAACATTTAAACAATCATCAATGTTGCTCACTGATATTGATTTTCAGAGCGCCAGCTGGCGCAGGGCTATTGGTCAGTTGAATAACGAGGAATCAGCCTGGCTTTATTATTGCTACGGATGCAAGCCTGATTACAACAATGATGTGATTGTTTGTCAGTGGTTATGGCTTGATTTTCTGGTTGCTCATTCGGGGGGCGGCTTTAAAAAAATGAAGGCCTCCACGAAAAAAGCCATGCGGAAATTGATTTATTACGCGGCACAGCAGGTTAAATCAGAACTTACGTGTGCTGAGGCAGTTGATGAGAGAGAACAGGACAGGCATCTGAGTTTTCTACTGAATATATCTATTGATAGCTGGAGACAAGATTATAAAGAACGCTGGCTTTTAATTAAGTCGCGATGTCTGAGCTTAAATCGAACTGCATTATTAAATGCGGCGGAGAAGCGCAGTGAAATCATCAAACGCCATCGGGCAGGAAGTGCCATTCTGCCTTTGTAAACAAGTTATGTTCAGGAAACCGTCGAAGCCAGAATTAAGGTATTCGGGGGTAAGAAATGAATATGTTATCTGGTGTCCAACTTGTGGTTACAGGACACGACCAGATAGTAATAAGCAGTCTGTAATTGCCGATTGGTATTTATCAAATCAGCCAGGTAATAAGCATATAGAAAATCTTTGGATTAAGCGTTACTTGGAAATCAGAGAGGGTGCGACCGTGGTCGCACAAGAAAATGAAAATAACGCCATTTAAGCAGGGGCCGATGACGCATGATGAAGCAGAGCGTCTTTCAGATACTTATCGGCGGCGTGGTAAGAAAGTTCTGGTTGTTCGTTCTGATTTTTTAGGTGATGGATATTGCGTTTATGTTCATTTACCTGAATCAGAAAGAACGCCAAAACCATCCAGAACATATCAACAGAAAATTTGGGTATAGATAAACGTTGAGGAGAATTATTCGTGACTAATCAGATTATTTACGACAGGAAACGGTCTGATGTAATGATTGATCTTGAAACAATGGGTACTAACACATGTGCTCCAATTGTTTCTATCGGGGCAGTGTTTTTTTCTCCAGAAAGTGAGGAATTAGGTCCTACTTTTTATGTGCCAGTGAATCTCAGAAGCTCGATGTTGAATGGAGGTATCGCCGATGGTGATACCATTTTATGGTGGTTGAAACAGAGCAAGGAAGCCAGAGCCGCTATTTGTACTAATGATGCCCTTGATATTAAGGATGCACTTTTTGAATTATCACACTTTATTACTTGCCATGCATGTAATTTAAAAAAGTTGAAAGTATGGGGAAATGGAGCAACGTTCGATAATGTAATTTTACGCGGTGCTTATGAGCGCGTTGGCTTAGCCTGTCCGTGGGAATATTTTAATGATCAGGATGTTCGAACAATCGTTAATCTTGGTCAGTTTATTGGTTTTAATCCTAAAAAAGATATGCCATTTGATGGCGAACGACACAATGCCTTGGCTGATGCTATTCATCAGGCTAAATATGTATCCGCAATTTTCTCCCGTCTTGTAAAAGGGCAAGGAGAATCGTAATGGCAAAGGCTTTTACACCAGAACAGAGGGAAGAACTGAATAAACAAATTGTGGAACTCGTGCGCCTGAATGGACGAGGAACGGTTAGGCAACTTGCGGATGAAACTGGTATTAGCCGGTGTGCTGTTAGTCGTTTATCAAGAGAGCTTGCTGCCAGTGGTGATTTGTATATCTCTGGCTCCGGGATATTTCTGTCTGCACAAGCACGCAAGGACTGGCAAAACGCCCGTAAAAAACTATCAAGAGTAAAGCCGAAGAAATCGGTAGTGGTTGATCCAGACCTTATCTGGTCATTACCTGACGGAGAAATACGTCGTTACGACAGGCGCTTGAACATGATTTGTCACGATTGCCGGAAAAGTGAAGTTATGCAGCGTGTGCTGGCTTTTTATCAGGGAAATTTACAGGAGGTGGCGTAGTGAATATCGACACCACGATAACGATCGATACGGCCCTAAATATCGGTCTGGCACTTCTCGGTTGGTTTTACATCATGTTCAGTGCGGGGAAGTGGGCGGCCTCTGTTTTTCTAAAGCAGTGGGGAAAGCACCGCAAACAGGAAAGACGCCAGAAAGTGTTAGAGGCGTTCTATGACGCATTTGAACTTAGCCGCATTGAGCCAGGCACAACAGCCAAGATAGCGACAAAAGGCGACCTGATGATAGTGATGTTCCGACAGGAGAGAGCAGAGAAAGAGGGATCAGCATGAAATTTTCCAAATTTTCTGAGTTGGTGAATCGTATTTTGTCCAACAACCACAGCCATCGTCGCGATATGGATGTAACGATCGTTGTTCATTCGCCTGGTCGCATCGGTTCAACACCATCAGTTGAGGTTCAGTCAATTCAGGCGGGTTTTGATTGGGATGCCGGGAAAGTGATGATTTTTCCAGCACAGCCACTGACCACGCTAACACCGGAGCAGGTTGCTGATATCACTGATAGTGTGCGCAAAGGTCAGTCTTGGCACGCGTATCAGGAATACAAGAAGCATAAAGAGCAGTTGGAAAAATTGTCGATGGAGTTGGAAGCCGCTAAACAGCGGGAAAAAGATCTGTTTATGGAAAATGTTCGACTTAAGTCAGGTATAGCCGGTCTGATACACCTCGGTATTCGATATGCGGATGTTGAGGTCATGAAAATTGCTGGAGATGCCCAGCTTTCTACCCCATGCACTGACAGCATCATAAACAGCATTGCAACAGGCATTCGCATCAAAGGAGAGTGATATGGCTATCGCTGCAAGTTACACCATGCATCTCTATTGTGATTGCCTCCAGTGTACAGATGGCAAATATAAGTCGCCAGACTTCGGTGAGTATATAGGTACGTCATGGGCTGGCTGTGCAAAAGAGGCGCGCAAGGATGGCTGGCGAATAAGCAAAGACAAAACGCGTGCTTTTGCGCCCGGGCATAAAGTTTTGAGGATTAACAAAGGAGAGTGATGTGCCTACATTATTCAGAAAAGAATATCCGCGAAAAAGTAGAGCGACAGAATTTTTGTTTCTCATTCTGTTTATCGTGTTGATGATACCGATATCCCCGTTAATTCTGGTATGGGGAATCGGAAAAATAATTGAGCCAGTTATTGAATTGTATAACGACGTGGTATGGGCGTCATTCAACACACTGCACAATAAAATTAATCCGTATAAGGAAAACTGATATGGCAACTTTAACAAAAAAAGAACGGGCATGGTTGAACGAATTACAGGACGTTCTTGATCGCTGCCCATCACCGAAAAAAATTGGTTTTTACACCATTGGCGATAAAAGCATTTACCTGTATGACCTGCGCCGCATGGATGAAATCATGGAGGCTCTTGATAATCGTTCGTCGATGGATTGGTGTGTTGCTGTCCATGATATGAATGCCGGATTTGATGAAAGGATTTTGTTCCCCTCATCAGTTGAAAGCACTGCGGGTTAAGGAGTAACACATGACCACTATTACCAAAGAGCGACTACTGACAATCAAACAGTGGCGCGAAACATACGGACCTGGTAGCAACGTTGTACTGCCAGCAGAAGAAGCGGAAGAACTGGCACGAATTGCTCTGGCATCGCTGGAAGCAAAACCAATAGGTGCATTCCACATTGCAGAACAGCAAGTTGACGGCACAAGTGACTACCTCAAGGATGGAGAATGGCCTATTGATAATGGAATTATTGAGGTCTACGCCGCTCCACCCGTTCCAGTAGTACCGGAAGAAAAACCAATGCCTAATCCTCTTAGCATGTACGCGGTTGATGCTGTTGCCGCTATTGCAGAGGTGAGAGGCTGGAATGCCTGCCGCGCTGCTATGCTTCAGGGAAAAGGAGAGTGATATGACCACTATAACCGATAAGAAACAGTATCCAGGCGAGCAATATCTTAATGAGCTGATCACCAACATAGAGTTTGCTGCAAGGGCACCAGTTGAAGTCGTGAGAGCGATGGCAGCAGAGCTACAGAAGCGGCGCGAAGCTGATAGTGCAGAACCTGTAAGCCAAACTTACAAGTTAACTTTTGAGCAATGGCTGGAACGGCAGCACGGCAAAATTGATGTTGATTGCGGCTGTGTGAGCACTGAAACGCTTCTGCACTGGATGCGTGTGGCGTATGAGGCTGGCAACTCTCCGGTAACTCCGGATGGTCATGTTCAGTTTTCTGTTTCACTTCCTGCAGCGTTTGGTGGAGATAAATATTTTATTGATGGTGTATTTCAACCTTTGAGATATGAGCGTGACTGTGAAAGGGCGGTTGTGGCCGCTGGCGGTGTAGTTAATTGGGTTAAGTAATTTTCAGGAGGATTTATGGCGCTGACACCGGCAGAACGGCAAAGGAGACGCAGGGAACGGTTGAAGAAGGAAGGCACATCAAGACGGGAGTGGATTCTAGAACCTGACGAGTTACGTATGTTGGGGGAAATTTGTGTATTGCGTAGACCAGGGCGAGTTCCATATTCGGAGAACGAAGTCATTGGTTTGCTGATCAGGAAAAACTATAAGGAGCTGCAGAAGCAGCTATCTACTACTTGCCCGCGATGTGGTCAAAAAATGCCTGTTTCAGAATGCATTTTTGATGGCGAAGGGTCATGCCACCTTACAACCACGAGGCTGAAACTTGCGCTCAAAGCGTGACTGGTCACGGAGGGATAAATGGATAAAAAGGCATTGCTTTTTGAAATGATACGAAAACGGAGCGAAAAGAGCTTTTCTGATGGTGGTGATGGGTTTGTTTTCGCTTCGATGCTTGCTTTTGATGTTGGGTTAAATAGCAGAATTGTTAAAAGGATGCTTGATTCTGCTGTCCGTACTGGACTTCTTGAGAAAGTTGATCGTGGCATAGGGAGAGAGCATAAGTATCGGGCCACACAGCAGTTTACGCAGTTAATTCATTGAAAATTGACCGTAAAGTTTGAGTTTTAACCTGTAATTTTATACAGTATAAATAACCTTTTTTAGTTAAATGGTATGAGATCTAATGTCTGAAGCAGCCGTATCAACTCTTGAACAACTCGATTCAAATTTAAGAGATATTGACGCCGTTCTGGATCTGGTTAGCGTCACCCTGGCTTCTCCAGAAGCCAGCCTACATATTGGTGAGGTTTCACGACTCATCAACATGTCGCGAGAGATTGCCCAGCATTGTCAGAAAACTATCGCTGTTGAGCGTTCACATCATTGATGCACACCCCGCCCTTCTGGACGGGGTAGTAAAAGAGTCTAATTAATAAACAGCGCGAATATCGATGGTTGCGCCGCAGGCATGAGCATATTTAGCCAAAGTTTTCATACTTGCCCCTAAAGGATTGCTTTCCAGGCGGCTGATGGCTGACGGTCGCAACCCCATTCGTTCAGCCAGAGCTGATTTCGTTAAACCTGCTCTTTCCCTCATTTCGTATAGCATTTCGACCATCTCCAGCTCTTTGTCGGCCTCTTCATATCCTTTGACGGCTTCTGGAGTGTTGAGGAGTTTTTCTTTTACTTCGTTAAACGGGATGCCTTTCGCTTTCATCAGTTCATCTCCTTCAGGCGAGTTCTGGCGATTTCGATAGCCTTCACCGGTGTTTTCTGTGTCTTTTTTACAAATGCATGCAATAGATAAATTTCGTTACCAGTCGCGTAGGCGTACAGCGTTCTTGCGATGTTTTTATCCCCTACTCGTAGTTCAAAAAGCCCTCCACCTATTACACGGCTATGGGGCATCTTCAGTTTGTTGCCTTCTTTCTCCAGTCGCTCAATTAATCTGGTCATGCGACCTCGCAAATCATCTGGTAGTTCAAGCAGTTCATCCAGTGCTGCAGGGTGGGTTATCACGTTAAACATATTATAGCCTCCATATCCATAAAATACACCAAAACAAGAAAACAACGCAAATTAAAAATTTCACTAAAAAGCGAAAAATAACACTGGATGTGTTCGTTTGGCAGAGTTACAGTTCGTGTCATTGAGAGGCAATAACCCACTAACTATATGAATTTGGAGGATATTATGAATTATCAAGGTAACGAAAAAATGCGCGACGATGTTGCGGAGATAGCTAACGAACTGTATGAGTTGTGGCAGAAGGTTGAACGTTTCGAAAAGGAATATGGTTTCAACAGTACCAACCTAACAGACCGACTGGCTGGTCGCTTAGTTGGGACTATGGGGCCAAAACTGGCTGAGTTGAACCGCTTTATGGCTGATGTTGATTTCCAGTTTCAAGATTGATTAGAGAGGCGTTATGAATATTAATGAAATTCGTGGAAATATGACTGAAGCGGCCCTGAGTGTGGAATGTGTTATGCGTGGATACCCACGCATTTCCCTGAAAGAGTTAAGCGAAGCCTGTTTTTTGAGTCAAGCTGCCGTTGAATTTATCATCGAACAGATGATCTGTTTTGGGGTTGCAAAGCGTAGCGGATCTGGTCGATATTCTTTGACCGATGAATATAAGCAGGCAACTTTCTAAAAGCTGTGCGACCACGGTCGCACAGCACAAAAACGAAAAAGCTTGGCAAAATGACGGTTTTTAGTTATTGTTTTGTTAAGTTGGGTTTTTTGTACCCAACAGCCAACAAGCCGCCTTTATGGCGGTTTTTTTGTGCCTGAAAAGTGGGCGCAGGACAAGTTGCAGCTTGTCCTGCGGTCAACCCATGCCAGAGCTATAGGCTGAACCTAAAGCCCACCCGCGATGCGCATCGCCGGGTTAGCTTACCCAGGCAAAAAAATAATAGCTATGTTCAAAACCACTAATATTCATGGCGCACAACTCGTTTGCGCAGATTCTCTGCAATTTATCAAAACCATCCCTGATAACTCGGTCAATTTGATTGCAACAGACCCACCATACTTCGGCGTAAAGGCTAACGCATGGGATAACCAGTGGGATAGCGATGCTGACTTTTTGGGGTGGATTGACGAATTTTTGGCAGAATTTTGGCGGATATTGGCCCCTAATGGCAGCCTGTATATGTTTACCGGCTCTCGCCTTGCGTCAAAAATTGAATTATTAACTCGCGACCGTTTCAATGTTCTGAACCATATCATTTGGGCTAAACCAAGTGGTATGTGGCGCGGTTGTCATAAAGAAAGTTTAAGGGCTTATTTTCCTGCTACTGAAAGAATATTATTTGCAGAGCATTACGGCGCGTCAGGTTATGCTAAAGGTCAGTCAGGTTATGCTTCAAAATGTGCAGATTTAAGAAAAAATATTTTTTCTCCACTAATTGATGCTTTTTCGCTGGCTCGCCGTCAGTTAGATATATCAGCCGCAGACATTAATTCAGCGACAGGAAAGCAGATGTGTTCACACTGGTTTTCTTATTCGCAGTGGCGGCTTCCATCATTTATTTATTTTTATAAACTATGCGAATTATTTCGCAGGAAGGCAGATTCACTCGGTGTCCCGTGTCCATATCCTTTTAATGTTGATTATTCAGAACATGAAAAGCGTTATAGCGATCTGAAATTGCATTATGAGGAAGTAAAGAAGCAGTATGATGATTTGAAGGCTCAGTATGAAAATTTACGCCGTCCATTTCATGTTACTGCTGATGTACCTTATACCGATGTATGGGAGTTTCCTCCTGTGCAATATTATCCTGGCAAGCACCCATGTGAAAAACCTGCAGCGATGATGGAACATATTATAAAGAGTAGTTCACGCCCCGGAGATATCGTTGCCGATTTCTTTATGGGATCAGGCTCAACTATTAAAGCTGCGCTGAAGTTAGGACGTCAGGCAATAGGTATTGAGATTGAGGGCGAACGTTATCTTCAGACAGTTGATGAAGTGAAAAAGTTATTTGAGTAACTGGAGAATATATTCCCCTGCCGTTTTTGGTAGGGGTTATTTTCGCCATATAGTTTCCAAGCCGAAACCTCAGCAACTATTGCGAGGTAAGAGATATGAAGATGGATGAACTATACAGAAGTGCACCTTATGGTAGCGCTGGTCTTGCTGCGTTCTTTGCCAGCCTGTCATTGCAGGATTGGAGCTTCATTATCGGTGTCGCGTTCAGCATTATCCTCGGTGTGCTTACATACCGGCTCAATAAACGCGAGCAGATGAAGCGCACGAAGATATTGCAGGACATATTGGATAAAACTAATACCAATAATCTTTCTGCTACAGCGATGGTTATTGGAGAGCTGGGGAAGAGAGCACCGAAGGAAATATGATGCAGTCATCATTACGCAAAGCTGTCACAGCTGCTATTGGTGGCGGGGCTATTGCCATAGCGTCTATGCTCATCACTGGCCCAAGTGGTAACGATGGTCTGGAAGGTGTCAGTTACATACCATACAAAGATATTGTTGGCGTATGGACTGTATGTTACGGACACACTGGAAAAGACATCATGCTAGGTAAAACGTATACCGAAGCAGAATGCAAAGCTCTCCTGAATAAAGACCTTGCCACTGTCGCCAGACAAATTAACCCGTACATCAAAGTCGATATACCGGAAACAACGCGCGGCGCTCTTTACTCGTTCGTTTACAACGTGGGCGCTGGTAATTTCAGAACATCGACGCTTCTTCGCAAAATAAACCAGGGCGATATCAAAGGCGCATGTGATCAGCTACGTCGCTGGATATCTGCTGGCGGTAAGCAATGGAAAGGCCTGATGACTCGTCGTGAGATTGAGCGTGAAGTCTGTTTGTGGGGGCAGCAATGAGCATGATTTTCTTTTTCATGGCAGCGTTGCTCGCATTTAATGGCAACGATGCGTGGCCGTGGTTTCTGGCCGTTGGGGTGTTGATGTCATGAGTCGGTTAACCGCGATTATCTCCGCTCTGGTTATCTGCATCATCGTCTGCCTGTCATGGGCGGTTAATCATTACCGTGATAACGCCATCTCCTACAAAGAGCAGCGCGATAAAGCCACATCCACAATCGCTGATATGCAGAAGCGTCAACGTGACGTAGCAGAACTCGATGCCAGATATACAAAGGAGCTTGCTGATGCTAACGCGACTATCGAAAGCCTCCGTGCTGATGTTTCTGCTGGGCGTAAGCGCCTGCAAGTCGCCGCCACCTGTGCAAAGTCAACGACCGGAGCCAGCAGCATGGGCGATGGAGAAAGCCCAAGACTTACAGCAGATGCTGAACTCAATTATTACCGTCTCCGAAGTGGGATCGACAGGATAACTGCGCAGGTTAACTACTTGCAGGAATACATCAAGACGCAATGCCTGAATTAATCCCTCTGTATCAAAAACGAGCTCAATTTGTTGGATAGTGAATGAAAATTTATATTGCCGGGCCAATGACGGGATATGAGAACTTTAATCGTGACGCCTTTAATAAAGAGGCAGATCGTTTGTCACGACATGGTCACTCTGTCTTGAATCCAGCCACTTTGCCTAATGGTTTGACACAACGTGAATACATGGATATTTGCTTTGCAATGCTTCGTTGTGCTGATGCTATTTTGATGCTTCCTGGCTGGAAAGCGTCTGCTGGAGCAACTGCTGAGTATCATTACGCATACAAGATGGAGATGCCGGTATTCACTACGCTGAATTACCCGCCAGCTTGTTCCTCTGTAGCATAAAAATCTCTTTGTTTCTCGTTTGCGACCGTGGTCGCACATTAAATACCGCGCTGCATCGTCGCCGTATTTCCGCATTAACCATGACCGTAGCCCGACGGGGAACTCCTCTGCGCGAGTGTGCGGAAATAATCAAAAACGATGCACACCGGGTTTTTACCGCACTAATGATTCGCGGGTTTGTCCCTCATGCTCGCCAGTCCTGTGCGAGGGTGGAAGAAACAGGGCATGTATTCAGGAGCGTGCGACCGTGGTCGCACGGTATCTTTGTCAGGAGGTTTTGATGAAAGAGTTGCAAAAAATTAATTCAATAATGGAAAGGTTAAGTGCTCTTGAGCGTAAGCTGGACGATTGTGGAAAGCTGTGTGTTGAAAAGCAAAATGAGCTTTACCGGGAATTTTTTACAATCGTAAGTGAGCTGATGCCAATTGTTAATAACTGCCTGATTACATCCAGATTTTTTAATGTCGATGCTACTACATCCAGAAAATTTTCTGTGAAAATGCAAGGAAGAGTTTCTGGTAGTGTGACAAGAGAGATGGCTGAACAGTTGGTGGCAATGAGCAATAAAACAAAAAGAAAAAAGGCATTGCTTGTAACAGCAAATCAGCTTTCCGGGCGCGTTGACTTTCAGGTCAGACAGGGTGGGCGTGTACTGGTAAATGATGCGTTCGTTGGACGTAGCTTTAGTCCTTACTCGATGAAATATGATGTTGATGCAGATGATCAGGATATCAGCATTTCCTGGAAATCTGAGACAGCAGGGATTGTATTAACAGCAGAGTTGTTGAGTGATGATAAAAATGATGTCCAGCATCATTTGGACGAAAAGAATCATATTTCTGAAATTTGTATGAAGCCACGCAGCGGAATGACTTTATTGTCACGCACTCTTGCTGCTGGCTTTTCTGCACCGGAAAAACGTGTGCTTCTGGTAGTGCCTGAAGATGCAGATATTCGACCACTGAATGGCTGTGATGTTATTAGTGCAAAAACATTGCATACCCGCGTCATTCCTGTACCGGATGTGGTCATTATTGATGATGTTGAGAAATGCAAGTCTGTTTCCTCAACTGCCACAATCAAACGAATTTTACGTTGTAGCTCGTCGGCTGTTGTATTCCGGAAGCAGTTACATAACTAACCAGTTTTGTTTTGCAGAACATCCTCAACTAAAAGCTTATAGAAAGAGAGCCTGAGATATTTTTTTCTGTCTCTCGTAGTTGTTTATTTTTCTCGAACAGGCTTACAACTTACAGGATATAAACATGCAAGAAGAAGCAAATAAAATTCTTGTTGATTTATTGAAGAAGGCCAGCGATGGAATTGATTCCGCCATTGCATTCAGTCAGGCTCAGATTCCGGATGTTGTTCATCAGTTGCTGGTATGGAATATGGTTGATAGCCTGATTAAAACATTAATAGCCATTTCAACAATCCCGCTGGTTATTTGGTTTATGAAGAAACAGTACCAAAAAGTTGAAATTGGTAAGTTCGATAATGAAGGATGGTCATGGGAAAAAGGGAAGCCTAAATACAAACCGACTATGATTTGGGAAAGTAACGGTGAGATTAGTTTTCTTATCTTACCATTAGCAGCAGTTTTTGTTCTGTGGGTAAGTTTTATTATTGCTGTAGTAACCAATATGACATGGTTAAAAATCTGGTTGGCACCTAAGTTATATCTAATCGAATACGCAGCATCACTAATTAAATAGTCCATTACAAAAGCCATTCGCTACTGAGTGGCTTTGATAATGGCTTATACCCTACACGGGATAACTTAACTGATATCCCTTTTAACGGATAAATGTATTCAAGCCTGACACATCATGCGCCGTATCGTCGCTGTATTCCCTCATTAACAGAGACCGCAGCCCGACAGGGAGACTCCTCTGCGCGAGTGTGCGGGGATAATCAAAAACGATACACACCGGGGTTTACCGCGTTAACGGAGCGCGGCGTTGTCCCCTCATAGTCGCCTGTCCGGTGCGATGGTGGAAGAAACCGGACTACATTGAAAATGATAACCATTATCATTTTTACGGGTCCTTTCCGGCGATCCGGGCCGTTACGGGGCGGCGACCTCGCGGTTTTTCGCTATTTATGAAAATTTTCCGGTTTAAGGCGTTTCCGTTCTTCTTCGTCGTAACTTAATGTTTTTATTTAAAATACCCCCTGAAAAGAAAGGAAACGACAGGTGCTGAAAGCGAGCTTTTTGGCCTCTGTCGTTTCCTTTCTCTGTTTTTGTCCGTGGAATGAGCAATGGAAGTCAACAAAAAGCAGCTGGCTGACATTTTCGGTGCGAGTATCCGTACCATTCAGAACTGGCAGGAACAGGGAATGCCCGTTCTGCGAGGCGGTGGCAAGGGTAATGAGGTGCTTTATGACTCTGCCGCCGTCATAAAATGGTATGCCGAAAGGGATGCTGAAATTGAGAACGAAAAGCTGCGCCGGGAGGTTGAAGAACTGCGGCAGGCCAGCGAGGCAGATCTCCAGCCAGGGACTATTGAGTACGAACGCCACCGACTTACGCGTGCGCAGGCCGACGCACAGGAACTGAAGAATGCCAGAGACTCCGCTGAAGTGGTGGAAACCGCATTCTGTACTTTCGTGTTGTCGCGGATCGCAGGTGAAATTGCCAGTATTCTCGACGGGATCCCCCTGTCGGTGCAGCGGCGTTTTCCGGAACTGGAAAACCGACATGTTGATTTCCTGAAACGGGATATCATCAAAGCCATGAACAAAGCAGCCGCGCTGGATGAACTGATACCGGGGTTGCTGAGTGAATATATCGAACAGTCAGGTTAACAGGCTGCGGCATTTTGTCCGCGCCGGGCTTCGCTCACTGTTCAGGCCGGAGCCACAGACCGCCGTTGAATGGGCGGATGCCAGTTACTATCTCCCGAAAGAATCCGCATACCAGGAAGGGCGCTGGGAAACACTGCCCTTTCAGCGGGCCATCATGAATGCGATGGGCAGTGACTACATCCGCGAGGTGAATGTGGTGAAGTCTGCCCGTGTTGGTTATTCCAAAATGCTGCTGGGTGTTTATGCCTACTTCATAGAGCATAAGCAGCGCAACACCCTTATCTGGTTGCCGACGGATGGTGATGCCGAGAACTTTATGAAAACCCACGTTGAGCCGACTATTCGTGATATTCCGTCGCTGCTGGCGCTGGCCCCGTGGTATGGCAAAAAGCACCGGGATAACACGCTCACCATGAAGCGTTTCACCAATGGGCGTGGCTTCTGGTGCCTGGGCGGTAAAGCGGCAAAAAACTACCGTGAAAAGTCGGTGGATGTGGCGGGTTATGATGAACTTGCTGCCTTTGATGAGGATATTGAACAGGAAGGCTCTCCGACGTTCCTTGGCGACAAACGTATTGAAGGCTCGGTCTGGCCAAAGTCCATCCGTGGCTCCACGCCCAAAGTGAGAGGCACCTGCCAGATTGAGCGTGCAGCCAGTGAATCCCCGCATTTTATGCGTTTTCATGTTGCCTGCCCGCACTGCGGGGAGGAGCAGTATCTTAAATTTGGCGATAAAGAGACGCCGTTTGGCCTCAAATGGACGCCGGATGATCCCTCCAGCGTGTTTTATCTCTGCGAGCATAATGCCTGCGTCATCCGTCAGCAGGAGCTGGACTTTACTGATGCCCGTTATATCTGCGAAAAGACCGGGATCTGGACCCGTGATGGCATTCTCTGGTTTTCGTCATCCGGTGAAGAGATTGAGCCACCGGACAGTGTGACCTTTCACATCTGGACGGCGTACAGCCCGTTCACCACCTGGGTTCAGATTGTCAAAGACTGGATGAAGACGAAAGGGGATACGGGAAAACGTAAAACCTTCGTGAACACCACGCTCGGTGAGACATGGGAAGCGAAAATCGGCGAACGTCCGGATGCTGAAGTGATGGCAGAGCGGAAAGAGCATTATTCAGCGCCCGTTCCTGACCGTGTGGCTTACCTGACCGCCGGTATCGACTCCCAGCTGGACCGCTACGAAATGCGCGTATGGGGATGGGGGCCTGGTGAGGAAAGCTGGCTGATTGACCGGCAGATTATTATGGGCCGCCACGACGATGAACAGACGCTGCTGCGTGTGGATGAGGCCATCAATAAAACCTATACCCGCCGGAATGGTGCAGAGATGTCGGTATCCCGTATCTGCTGGGATACTGGCGGGATTGACCCGACCATCGTGTATGAACGCTCGAAAAAACATGGGCTGTTCCGGGTGATCCCCATTAAAGGGGCATCCGTCTACGGAAAGCCGGTGGCCAGCATGCCACGTAAGCGAAACAAAAACGGGGTTTACCTTACCGAAATTGGTACGGATACCGCGAAAGAGCAGATTTATAACCGCTTCACACTGACGCCGGAAGGGGATGAACCGCTTCCCGGTGCCGTTCACTTCCCGAATAACCCGGATATTTTTGATCTGACCGAAGCGCAGCAGCTGACGGCTGAAGAGCAGGTCGAAAAATGGGTGGATGGCAGGAAAAAAATACTGTGGGACAGCAAAAAGCGACGCAATGAGGCACTCGACTGCTTCGTTTATGCGCTGGCGGCGCTGCGTATCAGTATTTCCCGCTGGCAGCTGGATCTCAGTGCGCTGCTGGCGAGCCTGCAGGAAGAGGATGGCGCAGCAACCAACAAGAAAACACTGGCAGATTACGCCCGTGCCTTATCCGGAGAGGATGAATGACGCGACAGGAAGAACTTGCCGCTGCCCGTGCGGCACTGCATGACCTGATGACAGGTAAACGGGTGGCAACAGTACAGAAAGACGGACGGCGAGTGGAGTTTACGGCCACTTCCGTGTCTGACCTGAAAAAATACATTGCGGAGCTGGAAGTGCAGACCGGCATGACACAGCGACGCAGGGGACCTGCAGGATTTTATGTATGAAAACGCCCACCATTCCCACCCTTCTGGGGCCGGACGGCATGACATCGCTGCGTGAATATGCCGGTTATCACGGCGGTGGCAGCGGATTTGGTGGGCAGTTGCGGGCGTGGAACCCACCGGGTGAAAGTGTGGATGCAGCCCTGCTGCCCAACTTTACCCGTGGCAATGCCCGCGCAGACGATCTGGTACGCAATAACGGCTATGCCGCCAACGCCATCCAGCTGCATCAGGATCATATCGTCGGGTCTTTTTTCCGGCTCAGTCATCGCCCAAGCTGGCGTTATCTGGGCATCGGGGAGGAAGAAGCCCGTGCCTTTTCCCGCGAGGTTGAAGCGGCATGGAAAGAGTTTGCCGAGGATGACTGCTGCTGCATTGACGTTGAGCGAAAACGCACGTTTACCATGATGATTCGGGAAGGTGTGGCCATGCACGCCTTTAACGGTGAACTGTTCGTTCAGGCTACCTGGGATACCAGTCCGTCGCGGCTTTTCCGGACACAGTTCCGGATGGTCAGCCCGAAGCGCATCAGCAATCCGAACAATACCGGCGACAGCCGGAACTGCCGTGCCGGTGTGCAGATTAATGACAGCGGTGCGGCGCTGGGATATTACGTCAGCGAGGACGGCTATCCTGGCTGGATGCCGCAGAAATGGACATGGATGCCCCGTGAGTTACCCGGCGGGCGCGCCTCGTTCATTCACGTTTTTGAACCCGTGGAGGACGGGCAGACCCGCGGTGCAAATGTGTTTTACAGCGTGATGGAGCAGATGAAGATGCTCGACACGCTGCAGAACACGCAGCTGCAGAGCGCCATTGTGAAGGCGATGTATGCCGCCACCATTGAAAGTGAGCTGGATACGCAGTCAGCGATGGATTTTATTCTGGGCGCGAACAGTCAGGAGCAGCGGGAAAGGCTGACCGACTGGATTGGTGAAATTGCCGCGTATTACGCCGCAGCACCGGTCCGTCTGGGAGGCGCAAAAGTGCCGCACCTGATGCCGGGGGACTCACTGAACCTGCAGACGGCTCAGGACACGGATAACGGCTA